ACGCACGCGAGCACAGTGAGGCGCAGGTGGCGCAGATTGTGTCGTCGATCAAAGAGTTCGGCTTCACCAATCCCATCTTGGTTGACGAGTCGGACGGCATCATCGCCGGTCATGGTCGCGTGCTGGCTGCGGCAAAGCTTGGCCTCGACAAAGTGCCAACCGTGCAGCTGATTGGCCTCAGCGCCGCTCAGAAGAAGGCCTACATTCTGGCGGACAATAAGATCGCCCTGAACGGCACATGGTCGTTCGATATGCTGCGCCTCGAGATGGCGGACTTGCGCGAGTCCGGCTTCGACCTCGGCGTGACCGGCTTCGATCAATTCGAGGTGGCCGATATCTTCGCCACCCGCATCGGCAAGACCGACCCCGACGATGCGCCGGCGCTCGAGGAGACGCCCATCAGCAAGCTCGGCGACGTCTGGACGCTCGGTCCTCACCGGCTGATTTGCGGCGACTCCACCAAGGCCGACGTCGTCGATCGGCTGCTCAAGGGCGCCAAGCCGCACCTGATGGTCACAGACCCTCCCTATGGCGTGAATTACGACGCTGCCTGGCGCGGGAAGGCCGGCGTGGGCTCCAAGGGCGCCGCGGTCGGCAAGGTGCAGAACGATGACCGGGCGGACTGGTCCGCGGCCTGGGCGCTGTTTCCGGGGCAGGTGGCGTATGTCTGGCATGGCGGACTGCATAGCTCGACCGTCGAGCAGTCGCTGCAGGCGGCAAAGTTCCTCATCCGGAGCCAGATCATCTGGGTCAAAACCCGGCCGGTGCTGTCGCGCGGCGCCTATCATTGGCAGCACGAGCCTGCGTTCTATGCGGCCAAGGATGGCGCCGACGACCAGTGGTCGGGGATCCCGGAACATGAGCGGTTCGTGCCTGACCACGAGGTCGCCAGCTACTCGGTCGCCAAGGGCGAGACCGCGCGCTGGGCCGGTGGCCGTAAGCAGTCGACGGTCTGGCAGATCGAGCACATCCGGTCCGAGACCGGCCACTCGACCCAGAAACCCGTCGAGTGCATGAAGCGCCCGATTGAAAACAACTCCAAGGCCGGGGACGCGGTGTACGAGCCGTTCTCCGGCTCCGGCACCACCCTGGTAGCGGCCGAGATGACCGGGCGGCGCTGTTTTGCGGTCGAGCTAAATCCGGCGTATGTTGATGTGGCGGTGAAGCGCTGGCAGGCCTTCTGCGGGGCCGAAGCCATCCGGGAGTCCGATGGCCTCACGTTCGCACAGGTGGCCGCGGGCGCCGTTGGAAAGACTGAGCGTCCCAAAGCTGCGGGGCGCCGCAAGGGGCGCTAGATGGCGCGAAAAAAGCCCGAGCCGGTACCGGAAGAGCCCGCACCCAAACCCCGCAAGGCTGGGCGCCCGTCTTTTGAGCCGCGCGAAACCGACCGCCCGATGATCAAGGTCATGGCAGCTGCCGGCGTCGAGCAGGTGCGGATGTGCGCCGTTCTGGGCATCGACCTCAAGACCCTGCGTAAGCATTTCCGCCGAGAGCTCGATGTCGGGCGCGACGAGGCCAACGCCGTGGTAGTGTCTCGCCTGTTCAAGATGACCGAGACCAATATCCGGGCGGTCGAATTCTGGTTGACCAATCTCGGAAAAAAGGAAGGCTGGGCCCACACGCAAAAGGTCGATGTTGCGGCCGATACCGCCAAAAACCTGGGGGACCGTCTAAACCGTGCGCAAGCCAAGCTCCGCGAAAAGCCCTCGCGCAAAAAAGGCTAAACCCGAGATCGACCTCGAGGAGGCGACGCTGGGCGTGCTGCGTCCGGCCCGCGGCGCCGGCGTCGACGCTGACACGCTCGCGCTCGAGGCTGCGGCAAAGTTCCAGCTCGACCCCGGCCGCTGGGCAAACTTTGCCTGGGATTGGGGCCACGGCGACCTCGTCGAGGCCGAGGGCCCGCGCAAGTGGCAGGCCGATATCTACGAGGTCATCCGGCGCCACCTGGCCGATCCCAAGAGCCGGTTTATGCCGCTGCAGATCGCGGTGGCGTCCGGTCACGGTATCGGCAAGTCCAGCCTCATGGGGCAGATAGGCCAGTGGGCTATGTCCTGCTTCCAGGACGCGAAAGTGGTGGTGACCGCCAACACCGCCACGCAGATGAAGACGAAGACCATGCCGGAGTTCATGCTCTGGTTCCGGCGCTCGATTAACGCGCATTGGTTCGACCTGCAGAGCACGCGGTTCACGGTTCGGGATCCCAAGCACAAGGACTCGTGGGCGCTCAACTTCGTGCCCTGGTCCGAGCACAATACCGAGGCGTTCGCCGGTCTGCACAACAAGGACCGGATTATCGTGCTGATGTTCGACGAAGGGTCGAGCATCCATGACAAGGTCTGGGAGGTTGCCGAGGGCGCGCTGACCGACCAAAACACCATCATCATCTGGATTGTGTTTGGAAACCCCACCCGCAACTCGGGGCGGTTCCGCGAGTGCTTCCGGCGGTTTCGGCAGCGCTGGGTCACGTTCCAGATCGACTCCCGCACGGTCGAGGGCGCCACCAACCTCGCCAAGATCGAGCAGTGGCGCCAGGACCACGGCGAGGACTCGGACTTCTTCAAGGTCCGCGTCCGGGGTGAATTCCCCAACCAATCGGCGCGGCAGTTCATCAGCGCCGAGGATGCCGACAAGGGCCGGCAGGCCATGCGCGGCATCAAGCTTGAGCAGTTCAGCTTTGCCCCGGTGATCATCGGCGTCGACCCCGCCTGGACGGGCGACGACACCTTCGAGGTCTATCTGCGCCAAGGCCTGTATTCCAAGCACCTGCGGTCGATCCCGTTCAACGACGACGATGTGCTGATGGCCAACATGATTGCGAACCTCGAGGACGAGTATCAGGCCGATGGCGTCTGCGTGGACGCTGGCTTCGGGACCGGCATCGTCTCGTGCGGCCGCGCGCTCGGGCGTACCTGGCATCTGGTCTGGTTCGGCAACCAGGAAACCCCCGACAAGGGCTGCCTCAACATGCGGTCGTTCATCTGGCGCGAGATGCGGGACTGGCTGAAGGCAGGCGGCGCCATCGACCCCGCCGACCAGATTCTGTACGACGACATCATTGGCCCTGAGACCGTGCCGCGGCTGGACGGTAAAATCCAACTCGAGGCCAAGGAGGATATGAAGGACCGCGGGCTCCCTTCCCCAAACCGGGCGGATGCGTTAGCTTTGACCTTCGCGGTGCCCTTCCGGAAAAAACCGCCACGCGGCGCTTCTGGCGTTAAGCGTGGCCATCAGGTCGAGCACGATCCGTTTGCCAGCATGAGGTGACCCCATGGCTCCGAAAGCTCCCACGCCAGCCGTCCAGGCTCGCAAGCCTGCCTCGCCTCCCCGTCCGGCCCGCGTGCCGAAAGCGCCGGCGCTGACTGCGGCTGAGCCCGAGCCCGCAGAGCCGGTGATGCCCATGAAGTATTTCTTGATCGGCGAAACCAAGGCCACGGCCGCTGCGGTCGCCGAGCACGAGTGGGGCTGGGCCAAGACCAAGACCGGCTGGACCGATGGCGCCAAAAACCCGGTTAAGTTCCTCGAGGACTATGCGGCGCTGCTGAAGGCCTGCAACGACGAGCCGATTTATCTGTACCTCGGTCATCGCTGGTATGCCTGCGTGCCGCCGCACATGCTGGACCGTCTGGTTTCGAACAAATCCGTTTTTAAGATGCCCGACCCAGCTCCGGGCGCGCCTGCCTAAACGCGCGGCGTAGCCAGAACCTCACTCGTCGCGTATAGTCCGGGCGAAACAGCACCCGGGGTTTTCGCCATGAGCTTCCTGTTTCCCAAGCCACAAGCGCCAGCCTCCATGGCGTCTGATCCCATCCCGCCTCCGCCTGCGGCGCCTCCGCCTCCGCCAAATCCCGCCAGTCCGCCGGTGCAGACCGCTGCCTCGGCGCAGCAGCGCGCGGCGCGCCAAGCGGCCTCCGGCGGCGTCGCCGGTGCCGGCATGAGCGGCACGCTGCTGACCGGGCCCGATGGCGCTCCGACGACCAAGACGGCCAAGAGCACGCTGGGCGGTGGCTGATGCCGGTCCTGACCGCGCGTCCGCAGGTCAGATGCCGCATGTGTCAGGACACCGGCATGGTCGAGGTGCAGGGCGTGGCGACGCTAAACCCCATGAATACCGCCGGCGAATCTGGAGCGATTGGCCTTGATGCCAGCGTGTTGCGTCTGCTGTCGCCCGCCCGTTTTGTGGTGACGTCGATGCCGTGCACGTTCTGTCCGCCGGCGCCGCGCCAGGCTTACCGCCGCGATTGGGAGCGTCGCCCATGAAGCAGCTGCCCGACTGCCTAACCAAACCCGCACCGGCCGTTCCGGCTGCTGGCGGAACCTCGGCATGGGTCGAGGTTTTGTCGTTTATCCCGGACGGGCGTGGAGGCTATCACCGGCGCCTGCGCCGCGGTTGGATTCGGCGTCGCGATTACGAGACCGGCCTGTACCTGGGATGGCGCTTCGTGGCCCTGGCCGAGGCCGACGAGCTGCCGAAATGATGTGCATCCTGCATGGCCATCGGCCCGTGCGCGAGGACGGCAAGAGCGGCCGTGGCTGGGTCATCTGGTGCCCGGACTGCGGCACGGTTATGGAAAAGGGCGGGGATCCCGAGTTGTCGGGTCCGGCGCCGAAGGAGGCCAAGGATGGCCCGGTACAGCGATAAAGCCTCCCCGCTGCAGGTGGTGGTCCTGGCGACCAATCTCATGCGGCGCGTGATCGTGTTTGGTGGGTTTGACCCCTCGTCGACCGAGACGCCCTCCATCCGAGGCGTCGTCATCCCGCTTGTGCGCGGCGTCGTCACGGGGGTCGTCCGGTGAGGCCAGTCCGCCAGCAGTTCCGGCACATCCCGTCGCGCGGCCTGTATGGCGATTGCCACCGGGCGGTCCTGGCGAGCCTGTTCGAGGTCGACCTGCGCGACGTGCCGCACTTCGCCGGCGATGGCCCCACCGCCGATCGGTTTGACGCGCGCATCGCTGTCTGGCTGGCGGAGCGCAACCTGTCGAGCGTCACCTTCCCGCTGCAGGGCTCCGTTTCTTCGGTGCTGTCCGGTGTCGCCCGCAGCTGCCCGCGTGGCCATTGGCTGCTCTCTGGCTCGTCCAAGGGCGGCATCGACCACATGGTGATCTGCGAGGGCGCGGCCATCGTGCACGATCCCGGGTTTGGCGTCGGTGGTCTGGCCGGGCCCTGCTCGGACGGGTTCTTCTGGGCCACCTTCCTGACCCCCATCAACCTCACGCACTGCCGGCCTCGGCTTGGCTGGCACGGCGTGTCTCCGCGCTCCTGGTTTGAGCGCTTCCTATCTGCAATCGGATTCGCAACATGAACGCGCTCTCATCGAAGTCGGACGTCCACTACGAGGAAATGTCCGCGAGCCTTCTGGCCGAGCAGCCACCCACCACGACCAAGCCCCAGAAACAATCGAAAGATTGGGGCCGGATGTACAACCATCTTGAGGGGCGCCTGCAGGGCATGCGGATGTGGCGCTATTCATGGTGGCTCTATTGGCAGCAGCTCGCCCAATACATTCTGCCGCGGCGCTACAAGTGGCTGATCACCGCGAACACGATGTGGCGCGGAAGCCCGCTGAACAATTCCATCATCGACTCCACCGGCACGCTTGCGATGCAGGTGTGCGCCTCGGGGATGTGGTCCGGCCTTACGTCGCCCTCGCGGCCGTGGTTCAAGTTCGGCCTGGCGCTGCCGAGCGCTGACCAGGAAATCGACCATGAGGCGCAGGTCTGGCTCACCGATACCACCAAGCGCATCGCGCTCATCCTGCATCAGTCCAACTTCTATACCGTCATGGCGCAGGCGTTTCAGGACGTGAGCGTGTTCGGCACGGCGCCGGTCGTGATCTACGAGGATGCCGAGGACGTGATCCGTTGCTATCTGCCGTGCGCCGGCGAGTATTACCTGGGCGTCGGCGGGCGCCTTTCGAACGACCAATTCTATCGGGAGTTCACGTTCACCATCGAGCAGTGCGTCGATATGTTTGGCCTCGAAAACTGCCCGGCGGAAATCCGCGAGTCGTGGAACGAGGGCGGTGCGGCCTGGTCGCGCGAGGTCGTGGTCGCGCATGCCATCGAGCCCAACAATCCGCTGCAGCCTTGGGGCAAGTTCAAGGGCACGGTTAACGTCGTCTCCCCGGAGTTCCCCTACCGCGAGGTCTATTGGCTGCGCGGCCAGGACGTCGGCGGCGAGCTGTCGCGCCGCGGGTTCAGCGAGAAGGTGTTCATGGTCGCCCGCTGGTCGACCGTGTCGAACGATCCCTATGGCCGCAGCCCCGGCATGGATGCGCTGGGCGATATCAAGCAGCTGCAGCTCGAGACCGTGCGAAAGGCGGAATTCCTCGAGAAGCTGGTCCGTCCGCCCATGGTGGCCGACGTTGATATGAAAAACGAGCCCAGCTCAATTCGTCCTGGCGAGGTCACGTATGCAGACCTCAGCACCGGCAAGAAGGGCTTCCTGCCGGCCTACGAGGTCAACCCGCAGGCGCTGTCTCCGCTGACCCAGGATATCAAGGAGGTGCAGGCGCGCATCCGTGAAGCGTTCTTCGTCAACCTGTTCATGGCCATCTCGCAGATGGAGGGCGTGCAGCCGCGCAACGAGTTGGAATTGACCAAGCGCGACCTCGAGCGCCTGCAGGGCATCGGCCCGTTCATCACGCTGTTCGAGAATGAGTTCGCCACGCCGGCGCTGGCGCGCGTCATAGCGATCGCGCAGCGCAAGGGCTTGCTGCGCCCGATGCCCGAGTCGCTCAAGAAGACCCCGCTGCAGATCGAGTATCAGTCCATCCTGCGCCTAGCCCAAATGTCCGCCGAGTCGGTTCAGATGAAGGACTTCATGAAAACCATGGGCGAGCTCTCGGCGGCTGCGAAAGCCGCGGGCGTGCCCGACCCCATTCGCATCGTGAACCTCGACGATGCCGCGCGGCGGTATGCCTCCGTGGTCCGGTTCGACCCCGACCTTCTGTTCACCAAGCAGGAGGTCGAAGGCCACGACCAAGAAAAACTGCAGCAGCAACAGCAGCAGCAGGTCGGCGCCATGCTGCCGGCGGCCGTCGATGCGGCCAAAACGCTGTCGGACACGTCCGTGGACAATAACTCGGCCCTGACCGCGATCCTGGGCGGCGTCGGCCGCCCAGGTGGTGGGGCTTAGGCGTTTCCGCCCAGCATGAGGCTGGTGCGCAGGGCGTAACCTTCAAGCGCCCATATCTGGCGGACAGCGTCCTCGCGCGCGATGCGCTTGCCCACCTCGGCGTTGAAGTTCTCCGGGCTGGCGCAGGCGCTCTTGCCCACGATCGTGTAGCCGTTCTGGAGCACCAGCACGCAAAGGGTCAGGAGGTCCAAGGCACCCAGCGCCCTTTGCGCTTCCGCGGGCGATTCGAACATGGTTTGAACGTTTGTTTCGTTGCCCATCGCATATGCCTCGGCCGTGATCAGGCTCTCGATGTGCTCTGGGGTTATGCGCGGGCCCTTGGTGGCGCCGACGCGCTGTATCTGCTGCTCTACGGTTTCCATGTGGTTCTCCTGCTGTTGGGCGCGACCGGCGCCCGCGGTTTAGGTATCGGCTGGCGGCACGTTGCCCTTCATCCAGTTGCAGACCTCATGGGCTGCCTGGGTGTTGTCGAAGCTGTCCGCACCGCCCTTGGTCAGCGGCATGATGTGGTCGAGGGTTACGTCGTCGCCCATGGGCTTTCCGCAAAGGGCGCAGAGGTTCCGCTGTTTCTTGTTGTGATACCGGCGCCAGTTGGCGTGCAGGCGCATGATGCGCTGCTTCCGGTTTCGGCCCCGGATTTCCACGGTCAGGGCTTCGTATAGACCTTGCCGGCGAGACCGGCCTGAGGAAGCTGGGCCATCCAGCCGTCGAAGATGCGCCGCATCAGCTCGCCGGTGCTGATATCGAGGCGTTTTGCCTCCTGGCTGATGGCTGCGTCCTGGCGCTGCGTCAGCCGAACCGTCGTCGAGACCTTCTTCTCCGCCATGGAGCCCCCACCGATTGTGTGTCGAGGCGCGTTTTGTACCACAGGGCGCGCTCAGTTGCACGCGGCCTCGGGTGCGCCGCGCTTAATTTCGTAGAAACCCCGGGGTTTTGCGCGCTTCATCCGGACTTCAGGCGCGAAAACCTGCCGGGGGATTGGCGGTTTGCTTACCGAACAAGAGATTTTTGACTGCATGGGGGAAAACCTCCTGAAGGCTGCCGATCGCGCGCTGCAGATCAGCAAACAGCCGGCGTCCGGGCGCCTGTTCCATGAAATGCGCACCGCTTTGAAGCTGGCCGAAGGCGCCATGCGCCAGGCCGCGCACTGGCGCTCCGACACGCGCTGGGCGAAGCCCGCGGTATTCGTCGCCCAGGCGCACCAGATGGCCCGTGGCTGGCTTCATCGCCCCTCGGTGGCCTCGAAAAAGCTCTTTGTGATGCTGGCGCAGGCCCTCTTGCAGATGGCCCGCGACCTCGACCGCCTCGAAACCATGGCGACCGGTCAAAAGGGCATCATTCTGACCCCCTACGAGGCGGTTAACCCGCTCAGCCGCATCGCTCACTTGGCCGCTCCCGGCACCATGCCGTCCGGCCTGCTCTCCAAGGGGAGGGCCGCTTGACCGATGACGATGATGTCGAATCCGACGCTCCTGAATACCCAAACGGCCCCCCAAGCCCCAACCCAGATGCTGCAAGCCGCAAAGGCACCAAGCGCCAGCGCGAAGCCCTGCAAAAGCACCAAGACCTCGTTGCCGCTTTCTGGCAGCAAGTTCTCGCCGACCCAGTCGGTCGCGCGGAGGTCTGGCGGATACTTTCGTCCGGTGGCGCTTTCCGCGCGCCGTTCGCATGCGGCCCTAATGGTTTCCCGCAGCCCGAGGCGACGTGGTTCAAAGCAGGCCAACAGGCTCTGGTTTTGGGCGAATACCACCGCCTCATGCGATACGACCTGGCCGGGGTCCGTCAAATGCTGAGCGAATCTGACTGGAAGGATTCCAACTGATGCGGCGTCTGCTGCTCTCGACCGTTTTCCGAAATGTGGCCGATGCTGCTGGTGGCGGCGCGCCTGCGCCGAAGCCCGAAGATGCGCCTGCCGCGGTTGTCGCGGACGCGGGCGCCGGTGATGCGGCCGCTGCGGTCGCCGATGCGGCCGCTGCAGCGCCTGCGGGCGATGCTCCGGCGGCCGACGCTGCCGCTCCGGCGCCGTCCGAGGGCGAGAAACCTGCCGAGGGCGCGGCCTCCGAGCCTGCCAAGGACTTTGCGGCTGAAACCCTGCTGACCGGCGAACAGCCCAAGCCCGAAGACAAGCCTGCGGCGCCCGATGCGGCGCCGACAGATGCGAAACCGGCCGAAGGCGACAAAGCCGCGGCTGCCGATGCTGGGGTTGGGAAACCGGAAGACAAACCGGCGGAGGGTGCGGCGAAAGCTGGCGACGCTCCGCCGGCTCCCAAAGAGGCGCCGGTCTACACCTACGAGTTTCCGGAAGGCTTGAGCATCGATGCCGAGTCCCTGAAGCCGGTTAACGAGACCTTCGCCAAGCACGGCATTTCGCCCGAGGTCGCCAAGGAGCTTATGGGTCTGCACACCGGCGCGCTCAAGGCATTCGCCGAGCAGGCCGTGAACCAGGGTCAGGAAGACCAGCGCCGCATCTGGGCCGAAACCCGCGGCACCTGGCGAAACGAAATCCGCGCCGACGAGCAGATTGGCGGCGCTGGCTATGAGACCAACCTGCGGCGAGCTGCCGAGGTCCGGGACCGCTTGGTTCCCAAGGACCAGATGGCGGCGTTTAACCGCATGCTGCTGGTGACCGGCGTGGGCGACCACCCGGAGTTCATTCGCTTCTGCGTCAATGCTCACCGCTTCGTTGGTGAGGGCTCGGTGCCGGCGCAGCAGGGAAATCCGACCGCCCATAATGGGCAACCCGGCGGACGTCGCCGGATCCGCGACACCTACAAATCCGCCTAGGAGGACTTGAACAATGGCTACTGGCGCTTGGCCCACCCTGATCGACGTGTCCACCCGCATGGACCCGGACGGCAAAATTCCCGTGATCGCCGAGATGCTCTCTCAGGCGAACGATATGAACGACGACCTGCCCTGGATCAAAGCCAACGGCAAGACCGGGCATGAGTTCGTGTTCCGCACTTCGATCCCGGCTGGCACCTGGCGCCAGTACAATCAGGGCGTCCCCTACGCCAAGTCGACGACCGCCAAGGCCCGCGTCGGCCTGGGCATGCTGGCCGATTACTCGCAGGTCGACAAAGACCTCGCGCGCCACTCCGGTGACTCGGTCGGCTTCCGCGAATCGGAAGACGTCGCCTTCCTCGAAGGCATGGGCCAGACCATTGCCCAGACCTTCATCTACGGCAACACGGTAACCAATCCCAACAGCTTCATGGGCTTCGCGCCGTTCTACAACACCGTGAACACCGCGACCGCCCAGAACGCGGCCAACGTCATCAACGCTGGCGGTGTCGGCTCCGACAACGCCTCGCTCTGGCTGATGGGCTTCGGCACCACCTCGCTGTTCGGCATCTACCCGCGCAACTCCAAGGCGGGCCTCGCGATGGAAGACAAGGGCGATGTGGTCCCGGGCTTCGACAGCTTCGGCAATCGCTTCGAAGCCTACACCAGCTACTTCAACCAGGAAGCTGGCCTCTGCCCGAAGGACTGGCGCTATGCCGTTCGCATCGCCAACCTAGACACCACCAGCGCCGGCCTCGCGGGCTCCAATGCCCCGGACCTGTTCAAGATCATGAGCAAGGCGCTCATGCTGTTCCCGAAGCTGGGCAAGTCGACCAGCGGCATCACCAAGACCGATGCTCCGGATGACAGCGCCGTTGGCGTCCGTCCCGTGTTCTACGCGAACCGCACCGTCCGCTACTACCTGGACGTCCAGGCAATCCGCGACAAGAACGTGCTGCTCTCCCCGACCGACTATGCGGGTCGCCCGATCGAGAATTTCCGCGGCATCCCCATCAAGATCGTGGACCAGCTGCTGAACTCGGAATCGCGCGTGACCTGATAGGGGCTGCGCGCGACACCCACACCTCGTTTTCCTCGAACGGAGAAACCTCAATGCTTACTGATA